TTCGAAAGCATCCACAACCGAAACGATTTCTTCCTTTGTGATTGTCGGTGCGATTTCTTCGAGGTTTTCCAGTTCAGCTTCCAAGGACCGCTTTTCATCGTTCAGCGGATTCATTTTCGCTTTGACAACGGATAAATCTATTCCATCCATAGTGTACAAGTCCATCAATTTTGAAACTTGGCTTTCGATTTGGTCTATGCGTTTCCGAAGCATCTTTTGCTTCGCGGATGTATCGACACTTTCCCGGAGTTCTTCGATGTATGCAGGTTCCGATTTCAAGCGGCGGATTTCTCCGAAAATGATTTCTTCCAGTTCATAATCGCGGTAAGTCTTATTTTTACAATTCGGATTTTTCACTAATTTCGGATCACTTTTCGACCTGCTATAACAAATATAATATCCGCGTTTCTTTCCCCATTTATCCCTTCCGTTTGTTCTCCAATGGTATTTTGCAGTACAGCATCCGCACCATATCATGCCGCCGATTGGTGTTTTATATCGTTTGCCCGGTTTGTACTTCTCGTTTTCCTTGTCGCGTTCTGCCATAAGAGCCCCGGCGCGTTCAAAAGTCCTTTCGTCAATAAATCCATCGTGCAAGCCTTCGTATACGTTGCCCTTGTGGACTATCTTTCCGATGTATACCGGATTCAGAATCAATTCCCGGATTGTTTGGCCTTGCCATTCTCCGTACTTGGTGCGATATCCTTTATCGTTCATAATCTTTGCGATTGAGTTTACCGGGGTGCGGCGCAGGAATAGATTGTAAACTTCCTTTACCTGTTCCGCTTCGTATTCGTTGATTATGAGTTCTTCCGTTTCCTTATCGTACCGGAAGCCGATAGGCACGTTTCCGCCGCCTTTGTACTTACCTTCCTTCGCGCGCCCTTCTTTTCCGTCAATCATTCTTTCCTTGATTCGGGAGCGTTCTAATTCCGCAAAAACGGCAAGGATGCCCACCATAGCTTTTCCGAATGCGCTTGATGTATCGAATGATTCTGCCCTTGAAACAAAAGCCACGTTCTGCGGTTCGAAAATCTTTTGAATCATATACAGGGTGTCAAATTGGCTTCGGGAAAGTCGGTCCAATTTATCAACAAGAATCATATCCGGGTGCAGTTTTGCGATTTCTTTTAGCATTTGTTTTAATGCCGGACGGTCCATAGTTCCGCCGGAATGTCCATCTTCAATATATACTTTGATAACTTCATATCCCATAGCATCACAGTATTTTTGCAACCGATCCACTTGTTGCGGTATGGAGTACCCTTCTTCGACTTGAAGCAACGTACTCACTCTCACATATATAAATACTCTTTTTTTCTGCATAAAATTTTCTCCCTTTTGGAATTATTTGGAAATACCAATCATACAATATACTGTAAAAACTACCATTTACTTTTAAAAATTTTGCTAATATAATAAATTCAGAACTTTTGTTCTGTCCCGGTTGAAAGGAGCCCGCCATGAAAGAAGAATACATACACAAAATCATTGAACTGCTTTACAAATGTGACGACTTATCTTTACTTGACCTTATCCTAAAATTACTTCAAAAATGCTGATAGCACTTGCCGAACTGCGGCGAACTTCGTTTCGTCCAGTGAATGCAAATCCTCTACTACAGACATAAAATCAGAATCCATGCGCAGGCGAACTACGATATCCGCAAGGGTATTGTTTTCTTCCTGCATTTTTTTATGTTCTTCGCTTTTTTCTTCTATTAAATCCGATTTCAATATCCCGAAATAGTTTGCAAGCATTTCTATCTTATCTATCCGGGGATATTTCTTCGCCTTCAACCAATCGTGCATTGTCGGCGCGGAAACGCCTGCGATCTCCGCAAGTTCTTTCTGTGTTTTTCCTCTTTGTTCCATATAACGCCGCAAGTTTGCCGCGAATACTTCCTTAGACCATGTTGCCATATAATCACATCCTTTCTTTGGTAAGTAACTATATTTTACACCCTATTAGCTTAAAAGTAAATCATAAAATACAATTTTTTAGCTTTTAGCTATTGACAAAATTATTCTGATATAGTATTATCATTCTTGGAATTAGCCAAAAGCTAACTGAACACACAGAGAAAGAGAGGTGAAAATATGTCTAAGATTTCATTGAGAGCCGCGAGAGTAAACGCGAATATGCGACAGACTGATGTTGCGGTGAAACTTGATGTTGCTGTTTCCACGGTTAGAAACTGGGAATCCGGCAAGACTTTCCCGAAACAGCCTGTTATTGAAAAGCTGTGCGAATTGTACGGTGTTTCTTATGATAACATCGACTTTTTGGCGAACGCTTAATTTTTTTGTCTATCAATTAGCTTTAAGCTAAGAAAGGAAGCAGGCGGCATGGTTTATCACGTTTTAAAAGATGGAACAACCACGAAAGACATTAGCGGAGTGACGGTGCCGCGAGAAATCACAGAAAGACTGATTGACATTGCAAGGAATGCAAGAAAGGAGAAAAAGAATGAAAAAGAGGAAGTTAAAGGCACCATTCGTTGTACTTAATTACATAGCAGGAATCGTTTTTATGATTTCTATTTGCGGCTTGGATTCAGAAACATATTTCTTCCACTACGCAACGGTTATTTCTGGCGCATGGCTTGTTTTCATGGGTTGTATTACCGGAGTGATTGGGGGTGAATGCGATGTGTAACATCCCGGACAATTTCAGTCAATGGGCGGCGCACGATGCGGAGCAGGAAGCGGCCTTGAAACTTCTTCCGGTGTGCTGTGAATGCGGCGAACACATACAGGCGGAAACGCTGTTTGAAATCAACGATGAAATCATTTGCGAAGAATGTATGGAGCAGTTTCGGAAGTATACGGAAGATTTTATGAGGTGATGCGATGAATTGGGACAATTATCAATGCGAAGGGCAAACAGATATATTTGATTTCCTTCAAGAAAAGCAGGAGCATCGGCGGAAAATATCTGTGCTTAGTTTGTTTTCCGGAATAGGGGCATTCGAAAAAGCCCTTGATAATCTGCAAATCCCTTATGACTTGATAGGATATTGCGAGATTGACAAATACGCATCCAAATCCTATGCGGCAATTCACGGCGTATCGGAATCTATGAATCTTGGAGATATAACCAAGGTGGACGAAACGGAACTTCCGAAGGACATTGATTTGATTACATACGGATTTCCTTGTCAAGATATCAGCCTTGCAGGGAAGCAGAAGGGGTTGTTCAATGCGGACGGAACACAGACACGATCGGGGCTGTTCTTCGAAGCGTTACGCATCATCGAAGCTACACAACCGAGGGTTGCCATAGCAGAAAATGTGAAGAATCTCACAAGCAAGAAGTTTTCAGAGCAGTTCAAGATTGTTTTGGATTCACTGGAAGCCGCAGGGTACAACAATTACTGGCAGGTTTTGAATGCAAAAGATTACGGCATACCGCAGAACCGGGAAAGGGTGTTCATTGTTAGCATTCGGAAGGATATTGACAATAGGACGTTCTGCTTTCCAAAGGGCTTTCCGTTGGAGTTACGGTTGAAGGATATGTTGGAAGATGTGGTGGATGAAAAATACTACATACAACACGAAATGACAAGAAAGATTGTCTTAGAAGAACCTTTCACAGAATCGCAGATTTTGAGATTGGTTCGAAATGAGTACGGAAAGCAATGTCGGGCTGCATACGAAAGCGGAGAATCGAAATTTGCTTGGAGCGATATGAAGCAGTTAGAGCCGAGAAAGGACGGTGTTGCAAATACTCTTAGTACAGTGCAAAAAGACAATATGGTTCTTGTGAAGGAAACTACAAAAAACACAACAACAAAAGAAGGTTCGTGTGTCGGGAACAATTTTATTGAAGAACATTTTTTGGCGTAAATGCACAAAAGCAAAACTGCATATTCGTTAGAGAAGCAACAAAGAAAGGATATGCCGAAGCGTACGAAGGAGATTCTATAAATATGGAACAACCAAACAGCAAGACAAGAAGGGGCAGAGTAGGGCGTGGAGTTGCGCAAACTCTTACCACTACGCCACAACAAGGGGTAGTTGTTAGGGCCTTTGGAATTGATAAATCGAAAAATAATCCAAAGGTGATTGATGTTGCGAATTGCATTACTTCAAAAGAAGACAGGGGCATTTCCAACAGGAAAGGAGAAGGAACGGCGGTGGCAGAAAGAGTAGAACGCGAACCATTGCGTATTCGCAAACTTACACCGAAAGAATGTTTCCGCCTTATGGGATTCGATGATTCGGATTTCGAGAAGGCAGAATCGGTAAACAGCAATACGCAGTTATACAAGCAGGCAGGAAATTCGATTGTGGTTCCTGTTGTAGAGCATATTATCAGCGCATTGTTTGATTGTGGCGCGTTGTAAGGAAAGGAGCAGGACATGGCGAAGCGAACACAGACCGGGGATGTATTGGCGCATCTTATCGAGCATGGAAGCATTACAACGATAGAAGCATTCCAAAAGTACGGATGCACCCGACTTCCTGCAAGGATATTCGATTATCGCGCGAAAGGGTACGATATCGAATCGGATATCGTGGTAGTAAAAAATCGGTATGGGAATCCTGCACCGATTGCAGTTTACAGATTAAAGGGAATGCCGGAAGCGGCAGTTTAAGAAAGGAGTATGGAGATATGTCGTTGATTAGAGAAGAAGAAAAGGTATTGGTTCCGGTACAGGAATACGAAGCATTGGTTCGCGACAGTGAGCGTTTGGCAATCATTACGAACTATTTAACGAGTGACAGGTATTCTACATTGGGAACCGTGGAAGCACTTCTTGGAGTTGAGAAGGAAAAGGCAGGTGAGGAATAGTGAATCTTTTTGAAATTGATGCGGCAATCCTTGATTGTGTGGATGTGGAAACCGGGGAAGTGTTCGATATTGACCGTTTCGAAGAACTGGAATTGACAAGGGATGCAAAAATCGAAAATATCTGCCTTTGGATTAAGAATCTGAAAGCCGAAGCAGAAGCATTAAAGGCGGAAAAGGATGCCTTTGCACAGCGGCAGAAGGCGGCAGAAAACAAGATGGAGAGTTTGAAGCGGTATATTTCCGGATATCTTGACGGAACGGCATTCGAAAGCGCGAAGGTAAAGGTTTCATTTAAGAAATCAGAATCTTTGGAAATTTCAGAAGAAGCAGTGATTCCGGATGAATACCTGCGATTCAAGGAACCGGAAGTAAACAAGGCGGATTTAAAGAAGGCAATCAAAGCAGGATTGACAATCGGCGGCGTTTGGATTGAAGAAAAGAACAACATTCAGATTAAGTAAAGGGGGCGGCAATATGAAATTAGAGTTCCGAACATTAAATGCGAATGAGATTGATTGCCGAGTGGCAACCATCAATCAGAAGGGTTTAACGCTTCTTCTGTATAAGGATGCGCGTGTGGATCAAAACATCCTTGATGAAACAGTCGGCCCGATGAACTGGCAACGGCACCACAGCCGCGAGAATGCAAATTGCACTGTTGCCCTTTGGGATGAAGATAAGCGGCAGTGGATAGAGAAGGAAGATACCGGAAAGGAATCTTTCACGGAAGCCGAAAAGGGGCTTGCATCCGATTCCTTCAAGCGTGCCTGCTTTAATTGGGGCATCGGCAGGGAGTTATATTCCGCACCGTTTATATGGATTTCCGCCGAAAATGCGGATATCAAGCAGGGCGGAAGCGGAAAGTTCCAGTGCTACGACAAATTTGCGGTGGAGCAGATTCTTTATGACGAAAACCGAAACATTGTTGCACTGTCTATCAAGAATACATCCAAAGGGAAAAGGGTGTTTTTGATGGATAACAGGAAGAAGGATGCTTGATGGAGTTTACCGGATTATTAGTAGATATTGCGAAAGATTGGCAGACAGATAGATTTCGAATCACATTTA